TAGGCAGACCCGGTTTACATAGTGATTATGTGCGGTTCTGCGTAGAAGCTAGAAAGAAAAGGCAAGAAGCAGCAAGAGAAAAAGAACGCCAGTGGGCTGCATTTGTAGAAAGCCTTCAAACGTGGTTCTTAATAATATTATTTGTGGTATTAGGGTTAGGATTGTTAGTAGGTGGTGTCTGGATTCTTAGAGCTAAGGGGATTATTTGATGCCAAAGAAACTACAAAAAGAATCTATATATGCTGAGTACGATCAAGATGGTGACGGTATAGTTACTGATGAAGAACTTGGTCATGTCAAAGAAATCAAACAAACAGAAGATGCTACACGAAAAAACCTAGCTCAACTTAGGATGGCTAGGTTTTCTTTAATTGCAATGGGGGCGTTCACCCTTGCTATGTTTTTTATCCCATTAGAAAGAGTAACTGCATTATCCGACATAAGTAACCTGTTTTACCTTACAGGTGGGGGTATTGTTGCAGCTTATATGGGTACAACTGCATGGGTGCAAAAGAAATAAAATATGGTATAAACAGATGTTATGGCTACAAAACTAAATGAAAATACTGAGGTTGCACTACCACTTAGAAATATTGTCACTATGGTGGCAGCAGCTTCTGTTGCGACATGGGCGTACTTTGGAATTATAGAACGGCTAAATCAAATGGAAACAAGTATTACCATGATGGAAGCCGACCAAGAGCAAAACACAGAGTTTCGAATTAAATGGCCTAGAGGCGAAATGGGCAGCTTACCTGCAGACTCTGAACAGTTTATGCTCATAGAACATTTAGCAAAGGAGCTAGAAAAACTTCAAACTCAAATAGAAAGTGGTCAAGCACCATATGACCAACAACAAAAATTGACTTTGGAGTTTTATGAAAAACGTATAACAACTATAGAAGAAAACATAGAAAAGATGAGGAATGGACATAAACCATGATAGAGCTTGTTTTTGTGTTACTTCTATATAGCAACGGGGAAGCTATAGAATACACACCCTATGATAGATTATCAGAGTGTTTGTCTACAAAAAGGACAATTAAACGTAACGTTAACGGCGGTGTAAACTTTGATAACCAGTGGAAATGTAAAGAATTAAAAGTAAAGCTGGAAAAAAATTCAGATGGGAGTTATGATATAGTAGAACTTATTGAGGAGTAATTATGCTACAAACACTAATAGGGCCAGTAACTGGCTTACTTGACAAGTTCATAGAGGACAAAGATCAGAAAGCTAAGTTGGCACACGACTTGGCTACGATGGCCGATAAACATGCCCAGCAGATAGCGCTCGCCCAGATTGAAGTGAATAAGGCTGAAGCAGCATCTGGTTCACTATTCAAAGGCGGTTGGCGTCCAGCAGTTGGCTGGGTCTGTGCGATTGCTTTTGCATACCACTTTATAATCAAAGACCTAATCATATTTGGTGCATCTTTTGCTGGTGCAGAACTACCTGAGTTACCTGAATTTGACATGGGTACACTCCTAACTGTTTTGGGTGGCATGCTCGGAATCGGAGGACTCAGGACATATGAAAAGCAAAAAGGAATCACTAAATGAGAGAAAACTTTGATAAATCACTACAACTATTGTTGAAACACGAAGGAGGATTTGTAAACCATGAACGTGATCCGGGGGGTATGACAAACCTCGGAGTTACTAAAAAAGTTTACGAAGAATGGCTAGGGTACGAAGTCGATAAACAAGATATGATGAAGCTTACACCAGAAGATGTTGCTCCAATATATCTGAATAACTACTGGATAAAAGCAAACTGCGATGAACTACCTTCCGGTTTAGACTACGTTGTTTTTGATTGGGCTGTTAATTCTGGAGTAAGCAGAAGTTCCAAAGGTGTACAAAAATGCTGTGGCGCTAGCCCGGACGGTGTGATAGGGCCAAAGACACTAGAACTTGTTGCAGGGCAAGATACAAAATATATGATAGAAAAGTTCAAAGAAGTAAGGCAAAGTTTTTATGAGGGCCTAAACCACTTTGATGCGTTTGGCAGAGGTTGGACTAGGCGAAACGATGAAGCAACAGAAGTTGCGCTAGGAATGGTTGAAGACTAATGGGATCAGTAAAGCTAACAAAGTTTCTAGGGGAAGCTCCGAAAATATCTTCGGAGCTACTTCCTGACGGAGCTGCTCAAAATGCTTTCAATGTTAAGTTGTATTCTGGTGATCTTATACCTTATAGGACTCCAAAGCTTGTCGAGAATGTCGGGCGAACGGGTACAATTCAGACACTATATAAACTTACTAATCCTGCTAACGGTAACAATGTTTTTCTTACTTACTTGAATGATGTAGATATTGCTACAGCATCTGCCCCTTGGACTACTACTTCTAATACAGAAGATACTGAACAACGATTTTATTATACAGGCGATGGTACACCAAAAGTATCTAATTACGATCTAGCTACTAACGGAAGTGCTCCATATCCTGTAACCAACGGCTACTATGACCTTGGTTTACCACTACCTGAAACAACTCCAACAGCCACTGCTGTAACATTTAGTGTTGTAAGTTCGACACACTATGAAAGAGATAGTGGTAATACTGCAACATTTTATGGCTCATCATCTCACAACTTACGCTCAGGTAATGTTGTGTCAGTTAGAGATTTTGGATCATCAGATGAAGCAAAGTCTTTTAATGCTACAAACGTAGAAGTTACTGTTCTTAATTCTACAGATTTTACATATTTTAGCCCCGGTGATCAGACATCTAAAACAGCAAATACCTCTGGTCGTTCTGAGCTTGCAGGTAACACACAGATTAGAACATACGTTTATACATGGGTTACACCTTGGGATGAAGAAGCTATACCATCTTTGCCCTCAAATGAAGTGTATATCAAAGAGGGCCAAACCGTAAATGTAACTAACTTACCTACTGCAAAACCTTCTGTACCTGCACAAAATTTTATACGGGGTATACGATTATATCGAACTGTTGTTTCTTCAGCAGCAACAGAATATTTTTTATTGTCTACTCTGTGGTTTCCGACAGCTACTACTAAAGTAGCACGAAGTGGTAGTACAGTTACTTTAACTTTGGCGGAGCCACACAACTTTATTTTAGATGATAGATTTAAATTGTCTGGTATGACTGCAGATAGTGGCAGTATGAATGGTGAGTTTTCTGTAGCATCTATTGTTGATAAATATACATTTACATTTACTGACAGCGGTAATGCCATCGGTGAGACTGCTGATACTAATGGTACTGTGTTCCATGATGTTTCTGAAAATTTAGATTTACCTGCTAGATACTGGGGTGATGGAGGTAGTTTTACTTTTACAGATGATTTTCTTATTTCAGGTTTGTCTAGGGTGTTAGATTCTGAAGATAACGATCCACCACCTACAGGTATGAAAGGTATTCGCGCAGCACACAATAATATCCTCGTTGGTTTTTTTGACAATCAGTTATGTTTTTCTTTTCCTGATAAACCACATGCTTGGCCAGAACGTTTTAGATTAACGTTTGATTCTGACATTGTATCAATAGAACCTATACAAGGTTTTATTTTAGTGCTTACAAAAGAGTATCCATATCAAGTGTCAGGTAACGACCCTGCTACTATGGTGTCTGCTCGTATTGATACGTTGTATCCATGTCTTGCTAAAAAATCTGTTGTCAATATGGGTTACGGAGTTATATGGGCTACACATGGCGGTCTTGCTAGTTATTCTCCATCTAGTGGTATAGACCTTGTAACTAAACTTATTCACGATTGGGATACTTGGAATGAAGCTCTCAACCCTGCTACTCTCATTGGTCATTATTATAACGGTAAGTATTTCGGTTCTCATTCTAGTAAATCATTTATCTATGAACGAGATGATAAAGTAGGCGGGTTTTTTGTAAGTATTCAGTATACGTTTACTGCTGCTTGTACCGATTATGAAACAGGCATCATGTATTATATTGGTGATACTTTGGGTAATTTATATGAATGGGATAATAAACAACAAGTTCTTTCTCCACTAGAATGGAAGTCAAAAACTATTGTTACTAAAGATTTTATGAACCTTGGTGCAGCTAGAGTTATTGCAGATTTTGAAACGCCCGGATCAGAAACCGAAAACATAATTGCTTTTAACAACGCTATACCAGCTTTTAATAATGCTGTGTTTGCTAAAAGTATACAACTTGGTTGTGTTAACGGGCCTACAGACTTTACAGATGCTGGTGCTAGGGTGTCAAATATAGGTACTCTTAATGCTTTTCCTATAAACGCAGACGGGCAAACACGGTTTCAAAAAGACATCTCAGGTGTGTTGCCAGTTACCTTTAAATTGTTTGTTGATAAACAACTAATCTTCCAAGGAACAATAAGTTCTGACGAAGTATTTAGATTGCCAAGCGGGTATAGAAGTGATACATTTGAAGTTGGGGTGTCAGGTTCGTCAAGAATACGAGCAATACACATAGGTGAGACCCCATATGGATTGAGGACAGCATGAGCATAGCTAACAGGTTTACAAGTGTACCAGCAGTACCACAAGGGGGTTTTACAGATTATCAAACTGTACTTATTGGTGCAGTAAAAGAAAATGTAGAATTACTAACTGGACTTCGTGGCGAAGTTGACACTGTAAGTAAAGCTGTAACTCAAGGTCAAGTAACAGTAAACGAAATGGGCCAACAAAAAATGCAGCAAGTATCTGCAAAAGGCGCAGGGTTTACAATAAGCAGTCAAAACGTAGCAGCATTGGCTGATGTAGAAAAACTTATTCTTGATGTACAGACGCTAGCTGGCGATGTAGCTGAAATACGAGCTACACTTAATTTTTTAATTAGACAACTGAAAGGACGGTAAACATGGTAATGAAACCTACAACTGATCCTATGATGCAAGCTCAAGCTCCTGAACTGGTAAGTCCGGCTGTGCCTGACTCTGTATCATTGGATTTACCACCAGCAATCGAAACACTAATAACAATGCCTGCACCTCCCGTTTCACAAGGAGCGTTAGGTGAAATACCTACGGGTGTAGGAACTAGCAACCCTCAATATCCAGCTTTGGATTTTAGGATGCAGCCTATGGTAATGCAAGAAGGTGGTATGGTTCCAACTCCACCAGCAGGACTGCAACCACAAATGGCTCAAGGGCCTATGAATCCGGCTATGATGGACGGGCAAGTCAACCAAACTTTGTCACAGAATCCAGAGATAGTAGCTAGAATACGAGCAGCTATTGAGGCAGGTGTTCAATCAGGTGAGCTAGATATTAATGAACTTAACATGATTATACAGCTTGCTAAAACAGTACAACAGAATCCAGCTATGTATCCTCAGATTAGACAAATGGCTATTCAGAGAGGATTGATTCCAGCAGAAGAGATTCCTGAGCAGTACGATGAAGGATTGATTACTGCCATTATTATGGCGGCAAAAGCTATGGAAGCTGATGTACAGATTGAAAGTGCAGAAGCAATGCAGCCACAACCAACACAGATGATGAATGAAGGCGGTGTACTTATCGGGCCATCACATGCACAAGGTGGAATACCAGTAAAAGTAGCTGGTGTTAATAATGCTGAGATGGAAGGCGGAGAATATGTCATCCCTAAAAATGTTGTGAAAGCAAAAGGTACAGAGTTTTTTGACAAGATGCTTAAACAATATGAAGAAGGTGGTGAGGTTTAATGACGTTACAAGTAGTGCAACAAGAACAAGAACAAAAACAATACAATGCTCAACTACTATCTACTAAAGAGTTGTACGATAAATACTGGGGAGCATGTATCCCATTGTTTCAAGAGTGTATTGATAGAGCTATGCACGGTGAAATGACTGTAGAGGATATATATGATCGTGGTCTTAAAGGTCAGATATATGTTATTGCAGTTAAAAACGATGATGGTGAAGTACCAGATGTAAAGTTGGTGTTAGCACTAGAACTTGTTTACTATCCTCAATTTACTGCTATGAATGTACTAGCTTTAGGCGGAAAAGATTTACGCCATAATATGAAAAGATTTTGGAAGCAGGTTTGCGGTTGGGCGCAGATTTGTGGAGTTACTAAAATAGAATGCTTAGTCGCACCAGCTATGGAAAAGATTTTGCAAGCACAGGGCTTTGAACGAAAGTATTCACTACTAAGACAGGATTTAACGAAGGAGGTCTAAATGCAAACTATAATCAATCCTTTAGTAGTTTCGGTAGGCCCTACTAACGAGGCTACTATTACTCCCGTTCCTATGACACATCATGGTGGCGGAATTAAAAAAGTTGTTGCTGTTGTTGCAGCAATTGCCATTCCTATTGCAGCTCCTGCGATTGCAAGTTCTATTGCGGCATCAGGTGTTTTAGGTGCAGCAATATCTGGAGCTATGGCTACTACAGCTGGAGCTGTTGTCAGTTCAGCGATTGTCGGTGCAGGACTTGGTGCTATTACAGCTAAAGTTACAGGCGGTGACGTAAGAGCAGGTGCTATCTCAGGACTTATCGGAGGTGGTATAGGCGGATATGGAGCAAGAGCAGGCTTTGGTCAGGCAACTCCTACAACAACTGCAGGCACTGCTACTACTAGCGGTACAACGGGCACTACGCTATCAAACGCTGGCGGTGCTACTACTGCTACTACTGGCGGTACAACGGGCACTGCGCTATCGAATACTGGCGGTGCAACGCTTCAAAATGCAAGTTTTAGTGGTGCTCAAAATGTAGCTAGCGGTGTAAGTAACCAGCTATCTAACCAAGCGGCTAACCAAGGTTTTGTTGCAAGTATGAAAGCAGGCTTGAGTAATGCTGGTGAAATGGTTGTAGATAGACTTACTAATCCAGATACTTTAGCTAACGCTGTTCTTCAGGTTGGTGGTGCTGTAGCTGCAGAAGCTATTGTTGGCACACCGGATACAAGTCCTGAAACACAACAAGCAATAGAACAATATAAACAGGAACTGCAAGCTCTTAAACAAAGAGATGAAGCCGCATTTAATGCTAAGATGGATGCCGCTAAACAGTATATGGTTCAAGCTGGTTATTATGATCCAAACTATTTTGGTCTACAGTCAGCTAACCGAGCTGCTATTGCAGAAGGACGTAAGCTACGAGAGTTTGAACGTAAAGCAGGTCTAAGGACAGGCGGTGTGTCTTCAGGTGAACGTAGACGAGCAGCGCTATCAGGTGGTGCAAACGTACAATCTGCGTTTGACAGAGGTTTTTTACAGGGTCAAAACCTTCAAAATCAAGTTATGAGTACGGGTGTTGGACTTATTCCTAGTGGTTCTCCAAATGCAGCAAATGCTGCGTTAGGTCTAGCTAACTTCTATTCTGGTCAAGATGCACAAGAGCAAGCAGCAGCTAATGCTAAGAAAAGCCAAATTCAAAAATTCTTTGGTGCATTTTCTTCACAGTCAGGTTTGACTGATGCTGAAAAGAAAAAACGAGCACAGCTAAGCGGTGGTCTTGATACAAGCAATGCGCCAAATGGTACGAAGGACATGCCTGATCCGTTTGTGGTTGATCCTAATAAGAAAAAAGACGAACCAGAATTTCGGATTGCATAGGAGTCTAGGATGGTATTAGGACTCATTGGAAATATAGCAGGAAACCTAGATCAAGAAGCATTTGTGCAAGGTGCAGAAAACGAAAGTAGACTGCAAGCACTACAGCGACAGAATCAAAACCGTATCAATCGGGATTTCTTTCGTGATCAACAAGGTGGGCCTCCGGCTATACCTACGCCTACTGCTTTGAATCAAGGTATGGCAGGACTAAATCTTGATAGGTTCGGTGGTACTTATATTGATGTACCTCCTCCTGTAGTTGATCAAGAAGGTGGGGTGGCACAAGGTATTGATGAAGCTGACAAGTTTTATCAAGATAAAATACTTAGAGACCAAGAAAGGATGCAGCAAGGTCAGCTAGGAACTGCTCCTCCTGTTGTTCCTGAGTTTGATAGCAGTAAGACTGTTATTAATCCTAGTGATAATCAAAACTTACCTAACAACCAAATACCTCTACCTGAATTTACAAACCCAGACCTAAGTGCACTTTTTCCCGAAGGTGTAGTTTCTGAGAATGATGTATCTGATGAAATAAAAGAGTCATTACATGTGCAAGGTTTCCCGTGGAAAGTTGTAGACAAAAACGGCGGTAAGATAGTTGTGCATAATGGTGTTGAATACAACATCAAAGATGTATTTGGCGATGGTAGTAGTCTTATGCTTGTAGATAGGTTTGGTAGACCTAATCAAGTTTTGACAGACGCATTTACTAAGGCTCGTGCCCGTGGAATAACAAACACTGAACTTGTTCCTCGTACTAGCAGCAGTCAAGATGATCTAGCTGCAGCCACAGTGGATAACTCGTTTATCTCAAACGCACTAAAAACTATTAAAGAAGATAAATTTAATAACGGATTTTCACAAGCAACAGTTAATTTTGCTAGACTATTTGGAATTGACGAAGGCGAAGCCCTCGGTCTGCTAGCAGTAGAATCTAACTTTGGAACTGTTAGAGATAGAAAAGGCTCTAGAAGCAAAGGGCCACTACAAATACAAGGCCCAGCTTATAAAGATGTTAGAGATTTTTATAAAGGTAATAACCCTGCAAACTCAGGGTTAACCGATATTCAATGGAGCCAGATGGTTGACATTGCACAGAACTTACCAAAGAACCATGCAAACCTAACTAACTCTGGCGATCAGATTGCAGCTGGATTGCTGTATTATAAAATGATCGGACTAAAAGGTGTAGACCCTAAGTTTAGAGCTGCTGCGTATTATGATGGATACGCTAAATACATTGGTATTAATGATATTTCTGACATAAAAAACTTTTCAGGGCCTAATACTTTACAATCAGTTACAAAATATAATTCAGCTGTTCTTGGAATGAAAGACTATCTAGGACAGGTTAGTAATTACTATTACCCTGTAGGTGGTGCTTCTAACGCTGCAGCTAATAATCAGAACACACAAACCACAACAAGTTCTGCTGTAACAAACAACCAGACTTCTGGCCAAACTACAGTAGCTAACAATAATCAAGTAGCCAACAATAACCAAATTGCGGGTTTAAAAACAGAAGATGCAAGTACAGATAAATCTGCTCAATCAGCAAACACTGGGAATCAAGGTACAGCAAGTAAAGATGTAAGTTCACTACAAATACAGTCAGGTGTTGATACTGGTGGCACAAAAACTGAAGAAACAGTTCCTAAAGCTGACCCTGTAGTTAAACCACCTGCATTTTATACAAATGATCCATCTAAACTTGGATTTGATTTGCGTAACTATCTTGAAGAAAGATCATTAATTATTAATCAAACTAACCAAAACGTGCAGATTCTTGCTCAACGTTCTGATTACTTTAGACGACTTGCAGAAGTGTCTCGTATTGGTGGTACTGATGAAGCATCTTACAATCAGCTAATTAATAACTCTACTGAGCTTATGGCAAAGGCTCAAACAATGCAGCAAGCTGGTGCATTAGAAGCCAAAAAAGCTGAAAATAAAATTATGTACCTACAGGGTATGCAAGGTCTACAAGACTTAGCTAATGGTAGTGTAAACAGAGCTGCTATGGTTTGGTCAGAATATTCAGGTATGGATATTCGTATTAATCCACGGTCTGATGGTAAATATGATGTTACCCTTAATGGTAAGCCATACAAAACATATGATCTAAAAACGCTTAGTGAAACTCTACAGTTAGCTTTTGACCAAGGCTACAGGAAATCACAGCAGTCAGCTGCTACTACAAGAGCATTGAAGTCTTTTGAAGCTCAGCTTGATATTCTAAAAGAAAAATACAAGTCTTATAATACACGCCAAGAAAAACTACTGCAGGGTCAAATTGACATTATTAAAAAACGAGAAGAACAAATAGGTGATGTTGAACTTAAAGTAGATACAAATAGTGGAGTGGTTTATATAAAACGAGGTAATAGCTTCTTTATGTTAGAAGTATTTGAAGATGAAACACTCGATGGTAAAAAAGTTGAAGGTGTAAGAGAGGTTCCAGTTCAACCACCTGCTAATTTAACTCCTTCAGGAAATGCGTATAAGAGACCGGAGAAAAAATAATGGCCCCAAAGAAGGCAGGATTACAGGCATTTGAGAGTTCCTACTATGATGCCACTACTGCGCCCGGGGCAGGTAACCCATTTGTACCTCAAACTGGAGCAAGCGGTTTAGAGCAGCTAAATGCACAGCTTGCTGATCAGCTAGTACAAGAACAAAAACTTACAGATAATTTAGAAACAGCTCTTGGTGCAGGATTTAACAAACCACCAGAGACAGGGCCTCGTGTATTATTTAGCCCTAGTAGAAATCAAGTATTTGTAAATGGTGCATTGTATGATGCTGATGATGCTCAGTCTGCTTTGGATGCAGAAGCTGGTGGCTTCCTAGATAAACCAACAGCGGCTATGCCTGATGGCCCAGACTGGCAAGTTGTATCTCCTGAATCATATAAAAATTACATGAACAACATAGAGAACCCCGGCTTGGGTACTCTTATGGCTAGAAACTTTGAGATTGGTGGTAGTAATCTAAAACTACTAGCTGGTCGAGGTATGCAGTTTCTTGGTGCTGAAGAAACAGGACAAAGTTTAGTTGATAGTGCAGTACAAGAACTTTACTACAATCAGCCATTCCAAAGAGAGTTTACTGAGATTGACGGTGATAGAGAATCACATGGTGCAATCGACTGGTTTGTGGCTAACCTAGCACAACAAGGGCCAAACTTACTAGAATCTATTGGTGTTGCTTTAGTTGGTGCAGGTGCAGGTATGGTTGCAGGTGGTGGTGCTAATCCATTTACTGCCGCAGGTGGCGCTGTATATGCACTACTAGGTAAAGAATCAGTTAAACAATCTGTATTAGCAGCGTCTAAAAAATATATGAAAGGTCAGGTTCTTACTAAAGGTGAGAAAAAACTTCTTCGTGAGTTTTCAGGCTTAACAGCTGCAGCAAAACTTAAAAATCCGGGTGCTTTCTTTGTAACTTCTGGCGGCACAGCCATGACAGGGAAACAACTTCTCAAACGAGAGTCAGCTGATTCATTGCTAGCAGGTGCACTCAAGGCAGGTAAAGCTGGTAGGACTCAAGCTATCGCAGGTGGTGCAGCAGGTGCATCTATAGTCGGTTCTTATGGTATGGGTGTCGCTGATATCTATGGCGAAGTACGAGATACAGGTGTAGGTGATAGAGGTACAGCCGCTTTGGGTGCTATACCATATGCAGCACTAGAAACACTTCCAGAATTTTTCTTAGCAGGTCGTATTTTTGGTCTTGGCCCAGATATTCTTACAGGTGGCAATAGAGCTGTGCGAGCTGGTAAAGGTTTAGCTGTAGGTGGTACGTTAGAAGGTCTAACAGAACTTGGACAAGAAGCTATCATCCTTACAGGTACAGACCAACTTGGTGATGCTGAAACAACTAAACGATTAATTAACTCTTTTGCAGCTGGCTTTGCCATTGGTGGCCCACTTGGTGGTGGTGCTAATCTTCTTAAACGAGGTGAGCCTACTAACATTTTAGATGATAGTGATCCACAAGCTGATAAAAAGTTGTTGCCTGCTCCTCCCGAAGGGACTCCTCCCCCTCAAGGTCAAGGGCAACTACCCGCACCTGCAGGGCCTGCAGCTCTCCTTACTGGGCCTCCTAGTCAAGACCCTGCTTTCCCCGGGCCACAATTTGTTGCGGGTGCGGGTGCTGATGCTCAGGCACAGGCTGTGCCACAACAAGGTGAATTGTTTCCACAACAAGATTTGGGTCAAGCAGAAGCTAATATACAAGCTGAAGCTAGACAAGTATTGGAACAAAACCCCGGTATTTTGTCACTAACTGACGATCAGTTTGAAGCCTACAATCCATTTAATCCTGAAACTACAGGTAACATGGCAGATTTAGGTATTCTTAGTGATGATGTGTTTAGGGTTATACAAGACATACGGGGTCAAGGTCGTGCACCTGCAGTCAATCCAAACATCACAGCTGCAAATCAAGAGATTGTTACTCCTACTCCTCCGGTTGCTCCACAAGAGCAACCCGTTGGACAACAGCTAGAACTTCCTGTCACTGATGTACCTCAAACAGCGCAAGCTTTGGCTACGCCGGAAACAGAACAAACAGCCATAGGACAACAACTTCTACAGGCTGCTAATAACAGAATCCAAGAACAACAGAACCAACTTGCTGAACAACAAAGGCTTAGAGCAGAAGAAGCTGCACGAGCGCAAAGACAGCAAGAGTTTGATCTAGCCGAACAGCAAAGACTAAATGAGCAGATAGCTCAGTTGGAAAATGCTAGAGTAGAACAGATACTAAAAGAAAACGAGAGGCTTACTCGAGACCTTGAAGAAAGTAAAGCTCGTGAACAAGCACAGATTCCTATACCACAAAGACAACCTCAACAGCTAAGACTGCCGGGCTTTAGAGTGCCGGGTACTTATAGTGCAAGACGACAAGCACTACGAAGGGGTGCGGCTGTAGCACCTGTTGTTGCAGAACCTACTGCAGCTGAGCTAGAGCAAGCAGGTCAGATGACGTTACCATTTCCTCAAAACCCTGCTCCTGAGTTGACTCCGCTTGTTAATGAGATGACAAACAATGGTATACCTAGAAGTAATATCCAAGAGTATGTAGACGATTTTCAAGCTGCTATAGACAACAATGATGTAGCAGAACAAGATAATATTATAGCCGAGATGGAAGGAATTGTAGCAAGTTTTGATAGACCTCCAGCTGGGCAGCAAACCCTACAAAGGAGGTCAGATGCCGTTCAAGAGCGAAGCACAGAGGAAGTGGATGCAAGCCAACAAACCCAACCTAGCAGCCAAATTCGCAGAGGAGACGCCACAAGGAGCGAAACTCCCGCAGCGGATAGGCTCAAGGAGTCAATCAGAAAAGCGACAAATCGCCAGACAGAGGCGCTTACAAGAGAAGAGCAGCGAGAGATTCGGGAAGCTAACCAAGAAGCTCGCCGTGAACAAATTCAGAAATCAGCCTCTTTAGAAGCTATTCTTGAAAAACCTATGATACCTGTACAAGGTAGAACTCCTCAAGAAATGTGGAATGAACTAACTGGGCCTGTAGCTCTTGACTACACAAGACTACCTAAAGATTTTAGAGATACATGGGATCAGTATGTAGCAGGTGATGCTGTTAACGGCGATCTGGCAGCATTGATAAATGAAAACGCTTATTTAGAACTAGACAGTAGAGCTGAAAAAGGTGATCCAAGAGGTGCAGGTCTTACTGATTTAGACAGGATTGATGAGTATATAGGAGCATTTGATACTACTACTGATTTTAGTAGGTTTGGTACAGCTTGGTCTTATTCTAATCAGCTTATGGCGATTGCGTTTTTTGAGCCAGACGTAAATGCAGATGCAAGAAGAAAAGCTATTAAGTATCTTAAAGAAACTACCTTTAGTCCACAGCAACAGAATGCTTTAGATACAGCGTTTATCAACACTATAAATACGGGTGATCCAAAACAGGGTATTGTCCAAGGTAAAAACTCCCCTTGGTTACAATATGCTATGAGAAGAAACTTAGAGGGTCAGATAACAGTTGCTCTTACTTCAATGCCAGCGTGGTTTACTTCTCCACAAGCTGCTGTAATTAAACAAACTATAGCTGATACACAACAACAAGGCGAAGTGCTGGGTCAAGAGACTGCAGATACTATGCTTAACCTTCTTCGTAGAAGGCAAGCTCTTGGTGAAACTATTGATTGGGCAGATTTTAAAGAAGCATATGAAACAGCTTTGGGTAAGTCTGGTAGGAAAAAAGCAAGAGATACACAGAAATATTTTCAACGTGAGAACGCACAACAACTAGAAATAATTTTAGATTCTCACCTTCAAAGAGTTCAGACCAGAGATTTGCGTATGGTCTATAACCCAGTTGTAGAGATAAGGTCTGACCTTCCGGGTAGACCTGACCCTGCCACACAAAAGATGAATGTGCTTTTTGCCAACTCCAACAAAGATTATATTATGGGGAGTGGGTATAGACTCAAAGATTTCTTTGATAGTGCAGGCGTATTAAAAGTAAAACGTCTATATAATGGACGAATGGTTCCTGATCCTACCCCTCAGAACCAACGAGAAACAAATGTTCAGTTGACTGATGTACAAAAGCTTTTGAAAAAAGGTAGACGTACTCAAGCAGAAAATCGTAGGCTTGATAGACTTGAGCCACTTGCTGCACAAGTAGAAGCTGCTGACCAAAAGACTGATGACTCAGGTAAATTCCTAAGATTTACAGATGAAAAACCTGTAGAGCCTTTAGGTAGAGGTGAGATTGATCTTGTAGTCAAACAAGTTCTCAAAAAACTAAAAGTAAAACCTACTGTTACTGTTGTAGCTAACGTACAAGACTTAGCTCAAAAAAATCCAGCTCTTTATAAACGAGCTGCAGATGGTAGACCTCTTGGTGATTTTGATACAGTACAAGCAGTTGGTTATTCTGTCGGTGATCAAGTTATAATCTTTAGTGATTATGCAAAATCAAAAGAACAGATA